CACGTGGACGTTTGGCAGTTGGAGCAGGAAGCCGCTGTTTATCTGACGGCCTACAGCGGCGACCGTGAGCTGGCATCTTTACTGGCTCGCCAACGCCTGAATGAGGGTTACACCTCTAATGGTGTGCGATTTTCCCGTAGTGGCGGTCGCGCAAGTGGAGATTTCAACACTGGTATGGGTAACACCATAGTGATGTTGGCAGTTGTTGTCTCGGTGCTTAGGCACCTTAAAGTACCGTTCGACACTTTGGCGGACGGAGACAACGCGCTAATCTTCCTGCGCCCGGAGTCCGTCCAACGGGTCCTGACTTGTTTCGCACCGTTGGCCCTCAAATTCTCAGGACATGAAATGGTCCTAGAACGTCCCGTTGTGACCTATGAAGAGGTACGATTTGGGCAGTGCGCGCCCGTTCAAGTTTCCCACGATAGGTGGGTGATGATGCGTGATTGGAGAAAAATCCTTAGCCAGATGACTTCCAATCACCATCATCTAAACGAGCGCAAACAAATAGGCAACTATGTGAGGTCGGTGGCCATGTGTGAGTTGGCACTTACCTCGGGACTGCCTATTGTCCAAACCCTTGCCGCCCGTCTACTGAGCATCACGAACTCTTCCAAACCTCTGCATGAGCGGGTGCAGAGAGAGTATCAAGCGCGTGGTGTGGATTTAGACACTCTTCATTCGGTCCGGTTCGTAGAACCGACAAGCGTCGCGCGACGCAGCTTTGAGCGCGCCTTCGGGGTTAGTCCCGAAAGGCAACTCCTAATTGAGAGCTACCTCTCGCAGGTGAACTTGGTCTCGACCGAGGAAGCCTGGGTCCCAGAGGAATCTCCGTGGGAGGGCGACCAGCTGAACGCACGTCCGGGCCTTGTCGATTGGTTCTACGGTGAAGCGTGTTAAGGGAGCGATTTCCTTTTGTGGACATCTGGATGGATGGATGAAGCAATTGGTTAGGTGCTCTTTCTTGAACTCGCCAGTCGGGGGCTGAAGCCATCAATTCCCGCACGCGTGTGATGAAAGAATCTGATTGCCTCTGTTGTCGAGAGGCGAGCCACCCAAGCCATGGTTGGTGACTCTACGGACAGAGGCAATCAGCGGGAGCATCTTTAAAATAGTACCCCTTGGCACGTTGCTGGGAAGGGCAGGAGTAGTTGCTGCTGTGGTGGCAGGTTCCGGTAGAAATGGTGAAAGGGCTCGAGCCAACTTCATGGTTGTATCAGTCGAAAAGCCCACATTTCCCCAGGCCTGGGTTACGTCACCTGGTGATTTGATCACACTGGGTGCGATGCCGCGGCATGTAGACCGAAGGGTGCCTGTCTAGGAGGCAGTCCTATGCGTTATGAGCGCGTCAAGGTGCGTGGACCGACGTGGGCGTGAGCCCATGATGTCTTGCCTTATTGGGGAAGAATGGTATCTGTATCGTTAATTCGTTGGATTTGCCACCCCATGTACAGCTTGACATTTTCTTAATAGCCAATTTCGACTAACAGCGAGCCAGGTGATGCTGGCGCCCTCACACTTCCTTTTCTATGAACTGCAGAATTGGTTTGGTACATAGGCGTTTGCTTAGTCCATTGGCTGGTCCGACCCTCTGAAAGCCAAGTAGATTAGGACGGTTCCGGTGGATGACGAGATCTTTAACCGCCTCCAACTGTTACTGTGGGCTCTATGGCCCCAGGTACCAGCTGTGCGGTGCGATGGGGACGAGGCGACCGGCCTGAGTAGCAATACGAAACGGCCGCCCTTGAACGGGAGAGCGTCGACCCGGCTGCCCAAGCTAGGCACCCGGTAGTTAGACCTCCCGGAACGAATGTTCCGCGGCTTGCCGCTGCCCATCGAAGCATCCGGAACCATAACTTTTCGAAAGTGCGGGAGGAGGTGAGCTCTAGCATTTGGGATCTCTGTAATCAGGATATACCTGTGTAGGTCGGAAGCGCAGGGAACGGGGGTTTTACCTACCTGCACGTCGACAGCAACTATTGCGCTACCGAAGTACCGCTGCTGGGTTAGACCTATGTCCCAGTATCCAAAAAACAATGGCGAACCGCGGTGTGGCCCTTCTCCCGTGGTTGCTGGCTAAGGGTGGGCATCACCATTGTGTCCAGAACCGAAGATGGTCGCCGAGTCCAGGCGTTAAGGGGTTAACAACCACCAAGGATTATC